CTGGGGTTCTCAACACGCTTAAGCATAATGGAAGCTAACATTTTTTCTTTTTTCATGAGTGGAACATAGACGTCACCATGTTGTCCAAACGTCATGCTACAAAACTCCATTTCAAAAATAGTCTTAGCAACCTCAGCCTTCAAACCGACTTTCATCGTAGCAAAGGTTTCTTTAACTCTATCAGGATGCATATATTTAGAAACAGCATCACTATAGGAGTAAGCAACATCATCACCCATAACAACTAAACAAACATGTTGGCGAAAACAAAACCACGTTGGTTGAAAACGAAAATCAACACAAACAACCAGACACCAATGATAAAAGAAATACAAAGTATGTATAATAGAATTATCATGTAAAGTATTAGTTTGTCCACTAGGTTGACCCATAATTTTCTTATATAAGTCACCACACCAACTAACTATAGTTGTGTAAATAATATGAAAATAATAAAAGGCCATTAGCTTAGAAGCATCAGTAAATAGCCAACTTGATCGCAATGCTTGAATAGTCAACAATACAAATGGTGAAACTGTTCCATCAAAACGCACACAATCACCATGGGCTAAATTTGGAAAGGCCAGAAGCGCTAAGGCCAATAGATGCCAACCGAGATTAAACTTATTAATTCCAACAACACAAGGAGAACGCAACTCAGCACCAGCAAGAGTCATTCTAGCATTCATAGGTCCAAACAGTCGAAAACCAAGAACTGTTAACTGCCATGGACTGGCTAGTATACTCCGGGGATTATCAGCGAGTACATCGGAGGCTTTTTTAACTTCGTCTTTGATAAAGGAACGAAAAATAGGTGGTTCAGCCTTATCATTAAGTATATCGGCTTCCCAACTCAAATACCAGGACAATGCCCAGTCAGAATCAAGTATTGCGGCCTTTGTTTGGTGCTTCAGGGTCCAAGGATAACCGGGACTACTTTGTCGCTCAAGCCAAGACATAGCCGACTGAACGTCAAGCATTGGAGATCTCTCCATAAAGGACAAAGCCTCAGCTACCATATTTGTAGCATCACCCCAAATCTCTTTAATTGGCTCTTCAAAATCGTTGGAATAACGCGACATAGAGGTGAATTCAGCACGTGGATACTTTGCTGTGAGCATGTATTTTGTATTGAGCTTATCATCATCAATAATATACTGGGAGTAATCAGATTTTAT